GTGGAAGAAGTACGCAATCACGCACCCACCGGGCGCGTACAGCGGCGCGCACATAGACCAGGCCGCGCTCCGGCTGGACAACAAACTGCGCCTGCTGCCTGATTTTGAGGCGCAGCCCAATTCGGTTATTTGGGAAATGCCGGTTCCGGGAGAGGACACCACGGCGCCAACGATGGTCGGCGACATTACGGTGTCTGCCATCACCACGTCGGGCGCCACGCTGTCGTGCTCGGCAGCGACCGATGCAGTCGGTGTCACTGGCTACGAATACAGCATCGACGGTGGTGCGAGCTACAGCCTGATCGCCAATGCCGCCCGGTCGGTAGTGGTTTCTGGCCGGCCTGCGGGCACTGCGCACCCGGTGCGAATGCGCGCCCTCGACGCCGCTGGCAACCGCGCCACGCCGCTGTCGGCGAGCTTCACCACGCTGGTCGAGCAGCCTGCGCAGAATGCGGTCGTTGCGTCGACGGTCGCCGAGTCGCGCCGGGTCGCATTCCCGGGCGGCACGCGCGTGGTGGCGTTTGGCACTGTGCCGAGCGCGGCCGTGCCAAACGCGCCGTATCTGGAGGCAGGGCGGTGGTGGAGCGAGAAGCACCCGCTCGATGAGCGCTACTGGGTGGCGAACATCACGATCGACCTGGACGAGCGCAAGACCACTGCCGCGTCCGTCGCGGTGATTGCCGCCGGCGTGACGGTGCTCCAGCAGCCCGTCATTCAGGGCAAGCTGATCCCGGTGAAGCTTGGCGGCTTCAATGCCGCCACCGGCGCGGCCAACTCCTGCACGTTCCGTGTCACGTGTGCGAACGGTGAGCGGTTCGACCGCACGATTTGGTTCAAGCAGCAGGTGGGATCGTGGTCGCTGAACAAGGATGCGGACGACGAGAGCTACTTCGTGGCCGACATCAGCAACGACCTGGCGGACAGCAACACCACCGCCAGCGCGGTGCTAGCGCAGCCGGTGGGCGTGAGCGTGCTGGTGCCGGCGGCGATCCAGGGCCAGCTGATCCTGGTGAAGCTGGGCGGCATGGACACCTTGCCGGCCGGGGTCAATTACTGCGACCTGCGCATCGACTGTGCGAACAGCGAGCGCTTCTACCGGACCATTCAATTTAACAGGGTGGACAACTGATGATCGATGCATCGCAACTGCCGAGCGTGCCGAACACCGAGCTGCTCAAGCAGCAGGAAGCGGCCGCCGTCGAATACGCGCGCGCGCCGGCAGCGCCCGGCGCGCCGAACGGTGCTGGCCGCCCGCCGGCAACACAAGGAACTACCCGATGACGAAACGACTGATTATTCCACCGGCGGCGCTGGCGGTGTCGATCGATGCAGCCCGCCGGGCCGCGCGTGCCAACGGCACATCACTGGACGCCGAGCTCGAAGACAAGATTCGCGGCCTGGCCGACGAGGTCGAGCACAAGACCGGCCGGGCGCTGATCCATCAGACCTGGGAGCTGACGCTGGATGCCTTCCCGGTGTCGGGCGCCATCAAGTTGCCGCCCGCTCGGCTGGCCAGCGTCGATCACGTGAAGTTCCGCGATGCAGACGGCGTACTGCGGACGCTCCACCCGGAAGACTACCTGGTCGACACGAAGAGCGAACCGGGCTGGATCCTGCCCGCACCCGGAGTCACGTGGCCAGCGACAGCAAGCCGCATCGGTGCCGTCGAGGTGCAGTACGTGTGCGGCTATGGCCCAACCGAGGCAGATGTGCCGCCGGCGATCAAAAGCTACATTCTGGGCATGATCGAGAACGACTACTACCCGAACCCGAACGCGCAGTATTTGTGCCGCAAGCTCGACCGAGCGGTGGTGTACGGATGACCGCGGCGTTCAGGCTCGACGAACAGGTCACGATCGAGGAGCGCGCCGTCCAGAAGGATCCAGAGTACGGCACCGAGATCGAAGACTGGCTACCGCTGGCGCCCAATATCTGGGCCAACGCCCAGGACCAGTTGCCCAGCCGCGGCGAGAGTACGGCAAACGGCGTGGCCACGACGGTCACGCGCACGCGCTTGCGGATCCAGAACGACGCCAGGATCACTACAGCGATGCGCGTGACCCTGCACGGAAAAGGAAACCGCGTGATGCAGATCATCGCTGGCCCGGCGCTGCTGGATGACCGGCGGCACGTTGAATTCATGCTGGAAGGTTATTCACATGGCTGACCAGTCAATTACTGGCGGACGGGAGCTCGACACCTTCCTGCAGCAGGTTTCGGTGAAGGTCGAAAGAAACATCCTTCGCTCGGCCCTGCGCGCAGGCGCGAACGAGTTCAAAAAAGACGTTCAGCAGCAGGTCCCGGTCGACGAAGGGGTTTTGCGCCGCAGCGTGCGCGTGTCGACCAGATCGAAAAAGGGTACGGTCTACGCCTACGTCAAAGCCGGCGGCCGCAAGGCGCCGCATGCGCACCTGGTCGAGTTCGGCACGGCCGCGCACAAGATCACGGCAAAGAAAGGCAGTGCGCTCGTCGTCAACGGCAAGGCCGTGCGCGATGTCGACCACCCGGGCGCAAAGGCAAAGCCGTTCATGCGGCCCTCGTTCGATACCGGCGCCCAGTCTGCGCTCGTAGCAGTGGGCGCGAAGATCCGCGAGCGCCTGACGAAAGAAAACATCAACGTGTCGGCACCGGAGGGCTTATGAGCGTGAAAGTCATCCGCGCGCTGCTGCTCGGCGCCGACGCGGTCACCGCGCGCGTTGCTGATCGCATCGCCGCCGGCGACGTGGCAGTCGATAAGGGTTTGCCCGCGATAGGCCTGACGGAAGTGGCCACGGTGCCGGTCGGCGCTTTTGACGCTCAGGCTGAATACTCGATCGTCACCAGCCGCGTGCAGGTGACGGTGGTCGGAAAGCCGTATCCGGACGTGGTCGCGCTGATCGGCCTGGCGCGGCGCGCATGCAACTTCGAGCGCGGCCAGATTGCGGGCGTCGACGTCATCAGCGTGCTGCGCGACACGGTTGGCCCTGACATGGAAGACGTCGCCGGCAACAGCATCAAAACGATCGACTTCAAGGTCACGTACCACGAGCCGAATTAGCAGCATCAGCAGTTTCACCCAAGGCCCGCACAGCATCCGCTTGCGGGCTTTTTTTATTTCAAAGGAATCGAAATGGGCCAAGCCTCCGGCGTATTCAAGCAGGTCACCTACAAAGTGGAGACCACCTACGGCGTCATGCCTGCCGCCGGCGCGGCGCAGGCTATGCGCCGCGTCACCTCGTCGCTGGACATGACGAAGGACACCTACCAGTCGGCGGAAATGCGCCCTGACTTCCAGATGGCCGACTTCCGGCACGGCCTGCGCAAGGTCGCCGGCACCATCAATGGCGAGCTGTCGGCGAAGACGTACGTCGACTTTCTCGCCGCTGTGCTGAAAAAGGACTTCGCTGCCGGTGTGGGCGTGACCGGTGCATCGATCACGATCGCTGGCACGGCCGGCGCCTGGACGATCGCGCGCGCGGCGGGCTCCTGGCTGACCGATGGCGTCAAGATCGGCGACGTGATCCGTTTGACGGCCGGCACCTTCAATGCGGCCAATCGCGACAAGAACGTCCAGGTTACTGGCGTGACGCCGCTGGTCCTCACCGGTATCGTCCTGAACGCGTCGGCCCTCGTGCCCGAAGGCCCAATTGCCAGCTCGACCCTGACTGTCATCGGAAAGAAAGCATTCACGCCGCAGAGCGGCCACACCGACAAGTCGTTCTCGGTCGAGCACTGGCATCCGGACGTGCCGTCGAGCGAAGTCTTCACCGGCCTGAAGGTCGCGAAGATGACATTCACCCTGCCAGCCACCGGCATGGCCACCGTGGCTGTCGAGTTCGTCGGTAAGGACGTGGTGTCCGGCGTGGCGCAGTACTTCGTGAACCCGACGCCAGTGACCGTCACCGGCACCATGGCTGCTGTCAACGGCGTGGTGAAGGTCGGCAATGCCGCCGGCGGCACGATCACCAGTGCAACGATCGAAATCACTGCCGCGCAGTCGAGCGAGCCAGGTATCGGTTCGAACACCGCCGATCAGGCCTCCACTGGTCGCGTGATCGTCACCGGCCAGGTCACGGCGAAGTTCGATTCGACCAGCCTGCGCGATGCGTTCTACAACGAGACCGAAACCAGCGCCTACCTGGCGTTCACCTCGGACAACTCGGCGGCGTCGGACTTCATGGCTTTCAGCCTGAGCCGCCTGAAACTGAACGGCGCGTCGAAAGACGACGGCGAGAAGATCCTGATCCAGACCATGCCGTTCCAGGCGCTGCTCGACATCAACGGCGGCGCCGGTAAGGCCACCGAAATGACCACGCTGTCGATCCAAGACAGCGCCGCTTAAACCCTTTCGCCGCCACGTGCGGCAATCCAGGCACCGACCGGCTGCCGTC